AGTAAGTGCGATACCGCTACCGCGTGAGCCTTCGATTGCAAGGCTTAAAAGCTCCTGGGACTTTGTGAGTGATCCTGTTGTAGTAAGCAAAGCCTGGAAAGCTGGGCGCAGCTCATCATCAACTATTGCAGAACTTGTCTGTAAGCGGTCTATGAAGTTGTTAATCTGTGGCTGTGCAAAGGCTAGACCAAGGTTTTTTACTGCTGTTGTCAGTTGTGAGACTGCGCGTTCTTCTTCAACAAAAGCCTTAACTGATGCCTTGCCGTATGCCACAATCTTTGTAAAGGCAAAGACTGAAGCTATCTGCTTGCCTAGTCTTCCGACTGCCTTGTCAAGCGAGCTAGTGGCTTTTTGTGCCTTTGTAAAAGCTGCCTTGCCAGTGAACTCCGAAGCAATATCAATTCTTAAGTCTGCCATCAGGCTGGTCTCCTAGCATTAAATTTAGCTGCTGAAGTCTCTATAGCCTTGAGAACTCCGGCTGTAGCCTTGCCACGATCTTCCTCAAATGCTCTAAAGATTGCGCGACCTGTCATCTTTTGACCTTCGCCACTCAGCTTGCCGTTAAGTCTAGGAGTAAAGTTGCCTGTAACTCCGGACTTGCGTCCTGCTGTCTCGTAGATTGCTCCAGAAGCAGACTTATTAAAGATAGAAGCCAAGGCGCGAAATCCAGAACGATTAGGTTTGCTAGGTGATGACTTGTAGCCAATGCTTCGACTTGCAAGTGCCTTGTCATAATAGCGAGTAGACCAGCGACCCTTAGCGCCTTCGCGCTTAAGCCAGCCAGAAGGTGCTTCAGTATTAGAAGGCAAAAAGCCTCGGGCATTGCGAGTTACTGGCTTAAGAAAGTTTCCAATCTCTTTAGTTGTCTCTTTAGCCAAGTCCGGCTCAAAGTTGCGTAAGGCTTTCCTAAGAGCGATAGCGCCTTGCAGTTTTACTGGCATCGCTTCGCTCCTTTGCTAAGTCCTTGAGGACTTCTATGTGTGCCTTAAACGCCGCTGCCGGTAGTTCGACAATGGTTTGGAAAGGAACTCCATACTCGTAACTCAAGCGAGCTGCGAGATAGGTGAGGGAGTTCCGATCTACCCTAAAGGGTCAGACTCTAAGACCTCGACTGACTTGAGTGTCTCAAGGAATGATTCCCCGAAAGGTTTGACTGTTTCACCCGAACGCCTAATTGCTTCCCAGCACAGCCAGTAAACATCTGACTGCTTCTGATCCTCAATAAGAGCTTTGTGAAAGCCCTTCTTGGCGTATTGCTCAAAGCTGTATTCCAATACAGGAGTTATCTCAAACTCCTGTACTTGTCCATCAGCCCTTGTTACTTTGAGTTTTGCCATGTTAGCCCCTTAGTTAGTTTTTAGGAAGTTGATATTGCGATTGTACCGGATACATTGAGTGTAAGGCTTTGTGTCGAAAGGTCTCCAACTGCGCCGTTAATATCGGTTGTGTTGTTAATAAGGCATGTCATTGTGTAAAGAGGGTTCGTTGCAGATGTAGCGGCAGAAGTCTGCTTTGCTGTTACTGTAACGTTAGTTCCCCATGTTGCCTGTAGTGTCTGCAAAACGTTTGCTGATGCTGTGTCGTTTAAGAAGTCAATAGTAATAGATGATGCCTCAAGACCCTTGACGAACTTGTGTCCTGTATCACCCATTGCTGTAACTTCTAATTCATCAAAAGAACGATTGATTGTTACCGCTGTAACGTGGTTTGAGAGATCAACTGCATTGACAGTTAAAACTACTCCATTGCTCATGAATACTGCCATTTAGGTTATTCCTCGTCTTTCTTAGTGGTTGGTTTTGTTGCTTGTGTTACTGGTGGAAGCTGACCAATCTTGATTAGAAAGTCGGCTTGCTCCTTTGTCCAATCGTCCATCGATTAGCTCCATTCCGTAAGTGTACTGATTGCAATGTCGCAAGTCAGTAAATCTCCTGTAGCGATTGACAGGACGCTAGGCGCGCTGACGCTACCTACATTAAATACAATGCTAGAAGCTTCAAGAAGCGCAAAGACGCGAACTACGTCAGCTTCTATTCCAGCAAGGTTGCCCTGGTTATCGAGCAAAGGGACAAGGATTGAAATCGTAAAGTTAGCCATCGGAGCAATTGCTGTGTAGTCATTATTGGTAGGCACGATGTAAGGATCGGCAGGAGTCACAATAATGCTGTTAGCAATAGGCGTGGCAGGAGGGAAGGAGAATACTGAATAAAGGGAGTTGTCGGTCAGAGCCGATGCAATTGATGTGCGGAGTGTAGTTATCGCTGGCATCAGCCCACCATAGAACGAGGGTCGAGATAAGGCGCAAGCAAGCCGCGAACGCGAGCCACTAGCTGTGAGGACATTGTGTACATGCTGCCCATCGATCCATCAGGTTGCATACCATTGCCAGAGTTAGTCTGTCGAGCAGTCCAGATAGATACGCAGACCATCAGACTTGCTTCTCTGACTGCCGGAATTGTTGCATAAGTATTCTGTGTTACGCCGGACACAATGCCATAAGGAACTACCGGGTGATACTCGGACGCTGTGGGGCTGCCGGTCACAGCGTAGGTTATTGAATAATCCCCGACAGCTGTGATTGTTTTTGTGCCATTAAAAGGTGAGCCGTTTTTAGTAATTACAACTGACTGTCCTATGTAATAAATATCTTTGACCGGCTCATTAAAATAAAGAGTTCCTTCTGTGGTGGTGTTGCTGTGAGCAATATTGTAGTTCTCGTTCATCCATAGAAAAGGCAACAAAGCATTATCAGCAGCATCGCAAACTTCTTGAATTGTGGCGTCTGAATACAGGCTGCCAACGCCAAGCGCTGCTTTAAGTTCTGCAACTGTTGTTGTACTCATTATTTCCCTTTCTAAAGACTCAAGGGGACTGCAAGGGCTCTGGCAGCCCCCTTGAGCGACTTAGTTATTGCGTATGGATCAGGTCTTGTTGACACCGAATGCGCCTGCACCAATTTTGGTTGCGATTGCGCCATAGCCATACATTGCTACAAGGATTTCACCTGATGCAATGACATCAGCACGAAGCTGATATGTTGGTGATTCATACCATGTGTAGGCAGTTGGGTTGATGATAAGAATTGAATCATCTTTGTCTGTGTTTTCTGAGGTTGCTACATTGGCAGATACATAGAGATCAAGTCCCATGACATTGCCGCGAATTGAAGTTGGGCTTACAACGCCGCCAGCGTTTTGAGGTTGTGACGCCGCGTAAATTGGACGACCCGAATCATTCAATGTCATCAAGTTTGCCCATTGTGATGTGTTCATCAAGATGTTTTTGGCAAAGCCTTGTGTATTTGTGTAAACAGAAGCAGCGCCGCGTGATACAAAACCAAGCAATTCTGATGCTGTTGGATAGGTTGTTAGTGTTGTTGAATCAGCAGTTGCACCTGAAGCAAGTGCTGAGTAAACAGCCTTGTCTGTTGCGGCTGCATATTGCGCTGCCATGTTGTTCATTAATTCTGTAATAAATAGTGGTGATGAACGATCAAACAATTCTACAGAGAATTGCTGTTGTCCAGCATATTTCTTGACTGTTACTGTTACATAAGATGAAGCCTGATCTGTGTTAGATGGTGTTCCTGCTTCTGCTGTTTCTGCAACTGTTGGAAGTGTTGTGATCTTAGGGATTTCAAAAGACATTCCTGCATCTGGCAATACGCCTGTAGAGATTGCATCGATTGCTGAACGTGTGTTGTTAGCAAGTCCGTTGATTACGGTTGTGAGCTGACGTGTTGGGATAAGTCCTGCGTTGTCTGTTGTATCAGCTGCTGCGCGGACATATTCGCGTGCTTCATCTGATCCGAGTGATGCTCTGATTGTCATTTCCAATTGCTTTGGAGCTGAGAAATCAAGGCGTGGCTTTGTGTAAGCCATTGCTGTAATTGTAGGGCGAGCAGCTTCTACAGCCGCAGCTTCTACTGGTGTTGCTTCGACCGGAGTGGTATCTTCCACGACTGTCTCGCTTTCTGTTTTGGTTTCTTCGACAGGGACGATTTCCTCTGCCGCGATCTCTAATACTTGAGCCGACTTAAATGCCGGTTCTGTTACTAGAGAAACTTCTTTTAACTTAGCCGCTGATACGACTGTGTGACCATCGCGTGATGGCTTGGATGAAATGATTTCCGCTCCGATAGAAAGCCCGGATACTAGACCTTCTTGAGCCATGAGCAGGGCATCGCTTCCGCCTGTGCTACGAGATAACTTAAACGTGGCGTAGATGCCGTCTGCGCGAGTTTCAGCAGCAATCATGCGACCGATAGGCTTTTTCATGTCGTGCTGCGACAACAGGCGAATCTTGCTGACATCGCCAATCTCGATAGAGCCAGCCTCAAAGGTATAAGCGCCAAGGTTGGTGTTACCGACCTCGCCAGTACCTAGTGGCACAATCTTGCCGGAGATTTCTCTGCGATCCTCGTTGCACTCAATAGAGGCAGCTTCGATGTATAGGGTTTCCATTAGATTCCGTTCTCGTTTCCGTTAGGACTTAAATCTTCCATTTCCATGGCTTGCTCTGTAGTAATAAGACCAAGGCTAAGCATCTTCTCAAGAACGAGTAGGCGCTCCATTGGCTCTGTGCGTAAGAATGTGTCATCGAGAGCGAACTTGACGTAATGACCTGCTGTAGAGATATCGTCCATTGAAAGGCGCGCTTCCACGCAAGAAACGTAGGTCTGTAAAGTTAGAGCCACCATCTGCTTGCGCTCGTCTTGAACGTTGGCATAAGTCATTGTGGTGTTCTGTGATGCAGAGACATAGTAAGGATCAACAGAGCAAAGACGGGCGCACTCTGTTGCTAGGTTTTGTATCGCATCGTTATAGCCCATATCTTTAGGGCTGAATCCGATTGTCTGATAATCAATAGTAGAAGTCAGATAGGCTGTGCCGTTATTTTGACGGGCGCGCTTCCAAGCTGATAAAAGTCCAGAGACTTCTTGTGGTGGAAGGTCTGCCCCGGTGTTCTTAAGAAATCCTGTAGCAGAAGGTGTAGCAAGTGCCACGCTAGATGCGCGTTGTGCATCGAGGGCTGCCTTAATTGTCTGCGCACCAATACCTAGGATGCCTTCATCCTTTTGAAATGTAATAAGAGACCCAAGACCAGACATAGGAACTGGCTTACCATCGACTGAATACTGTGTTACAAAATTAGTTGAAGGATCAGTTAGAAAACTTACGCGAGTATTTGCAACCCAGTTAGCGCGAGCCATGCGACCATCTTCTGCATAGACTTCTGTAATCTGCCAGAAAGCCTGTCCGTACATGAGGAGCGAGTCAAGCGTGAAGTGCATAGTGACATAACGTGGCTGGTGAATAGAAGGTTGCTCAACCCATCTAGGAGCAGGAATCTTTTCGCCCGTGGACTTCTTGTAATACTCCAAAGGGATGCTGGCAATTGTGCCAGAGATGAGATCGCGGCAGCGTTTGATTGCAGGGACGCCCAAAGCCATCTCGCGTGAGACGATTGCCGGGATATAATTATTGAAGGTATAAAAACCATCATTCATTATCTGCGGCGCTTCTTGCGCCTTCATGACTTGCGACTTACGCGAAAAGAGACCCATAGGTCGCAATTATACACTACATGTAGGTCATTCCGAGTAGATTGCCGCTACCTGTTGTGGTTTAGTTAATTGATGCACAACCATTGCTGTAGAGATTGCACCCGATACATCGCCAGCTGATTTACGTTTTACAATTCTCCAAGATGAGTCATTGGTCTTGGCCGCGCAGTTGTTCATCTGCTGAACCCAGTTCTCTTGGCCAGAGTGAACAATTCTGTGATTGACCAAAGCATCTAAGAGATCACCGCAAGCCTGATAGAAGGCAGCGCCGGAGATATCCAGGCAAAGTTGTCCTGCGTTACTTAGTCGGTCTGCGATGGATTGGGCTGTGTATTTGTCAAAGCATATCTGCCGAGGTCTGTAGTTATCCGCCCAGCCTTTGATATCCGCAGCGATTTTAAGCTCATCCACAGAGACCTGACTTTCCCATGTTTGTAATATCCCGACTCCAATACGCCCGTCTGAAAGTATCTGGCCAGCAACCAGAGACGCATTACGACGAGATGGTGACACATCAAAAGCAAAAACAGTATAACCACCCGGCGGGATTGTGAGGGTAACATCCGACGTATCCTCGAGGACTCCATGAGGCCAAGGAGACGAGAGAGAATCAATCCATTGACAAAGCAGCTCAGTTCTAGTGTTTTCAATCGGACTTGTAGCCACAGCTTCTTCAAGTGCTTCCTCGCTTATCGTAAAGCCAAGTGCCGGGTTCGCTTGAGCCCATCCATGGCGGTCGGTGATCTTGCAATATTGTGGAGCAGAGTATTCATAATAGCCAAACGATCTAGGCGGATTCTCCAGCGCCCTTTCTCTCATCCCATTGAGGACTACCGAGAAAGCGTCTCCTGCATTAGAGGTAAGAAGCGTCTGAGAATTTGGACGCGCTCTAGTAGTAGGGATTGCCGCTCTGTAACCTTCCTCGCTGATTTCGCGGAGTTCGTCGAT